ATGAAAAAACCGATTTCCGAAAAGGAAAGATGCTTTTGCAGAGACTACGCTTATTCGGGCGATGCACGGGGAAGTGCCGCAAGAGCAGGATATATCATCTCACCCGGCAGGAGTGCCGCAAAGCTTCTTGCGAGGGATGATATAAGAAAAGAAATATCCGAAATTGAAAAGCAGAGGTCAGGTTCCAAAGGCTGTGCGGAAAAGGGGCTTTACAGGCTCGCCTTCGGCTCTGTTTCAGATGCCCTGAAGCTGATTCTCAATCCCGATTCGCTGACCGAAAAAGATGCGGAAACTCTCGACCTTTTCAATGTTTCGGACATAAAAATTCCAAAGGGCGGCGGAATAGAAATCAAATTCTTTGACCGTCAGAAGGCTCTTGAAAAGCTCGCTACTCTTGAATCACCCTCTGAAAATCCGCAGAGCAGCTTTATCAAGGCTCTTTCGATGGGGGCTGACCGCCTTGTGCAGGATGATGCGTTCTGAGCAGTAAAGATTTATTTGCTCCGTTTTCCAAAAAACAGATGTGCGTTTTATGCTGGTGGATGCCCGAAAGTCCGTTTCACCGCTATGATGCCGTCATCTGTGACGGTGCGGTGCGTTCAGGAAAAACACTCTGCATGAGCGTTTCGTTCGTCAGCTGGGCATTCGCAAATTTTTCCGATTCATCATTCGCACTCTGCGGCAAAACCATTGCCTCCCTGCGCAGAAATGTTATTACCGTTCTGCTTCCGATTCTTCGTGAAATCGGCTTCAACTGCACCGAAAAGCTTTCACAGAATTATGTTGAAATCGAATTTTCAGGCAAAACAAACAGATTCTATCTTTTCGGCGGCAAGGATGAAAGCTCTGCTTCTCTGATTCAGGGCATGACCCTTTCGGGAGTGCTTCTTGACGAGGTTGCCCTCATGCCCCGTTCATTCGTTGAACAGGCTCTCGCAAGATGCTCCGTTGAAGGCTCAAAGCTTTGGTTCAACTGCAACCCCGAACACCCGATGCACTGGTTTCACGAGGAGTGGATACTCCGCCATGAAGAAAAAAACTGTCTCTATCTTCACTTCACCATGCAGGATAATCCCTCACTCACTCACGCAATAATCGCAAGATATGAAAAGCTTTATTCAGGTGCATTCTATGAAAGATATGTGCTCGGCAAATGGGTTGCGGCACAGGGCTGTGTCTATCCGATTTTCTCCCACGAAAAGCACGTTGTGCCCATGCCCGAAGGCTTTGAAAAGCATTATATTTCCTGCGATTACGGAACGGTCAATCCCTCATCCTTCGGGCTGTGGGGACTGAAAAACGGGAAGTGGTACAGAATTGAGGAATATTATTTTGATTCAAGAGCGGAAGGCTATCAGAGAACGGATACGGAGCATTATTCGCATCTTGAAAAGCTTGCAGACGAAAGAAAAATCGAAGCCGTTATCGTTGACCCCTCTGCCGCAAGCTTTATCGAATGCATCAGGCGAAACGGAAAATTCCGTGTTATTCCTGCAAAGAACGATGTTATTGACGGAATCCGCAGAGTTTCGGATATGCTCAAAAGCGGAAATCTGCTTTTTTCTGCACAATGCAAGGCTTCCCTTCGTGAATTTGGTCTCTACCGTTGGGAAGAAAATTCCTCAAAGGACTCCGTGAGGAAGGAAAACGACCACGCTATGGACGACATACGCTATTTCGTTTCTACCGTTGCGGCGGATGACGGAAACGAAGGATTTTTTGCCATTGCGGCAAGAAGAAATTGAAATCAGGAGAGTTGTAATTGGGAATTCTGAAAAAAAGAACGGTCTCAAGAATCTCGGCTCCCGTGACACAGGCAATGACACGGCATCCGTTCGGAATTCTTGAAGGCTATGCTCCTCTTTCGGCACCGCAGAACAGGCTTTACTATGCTCTGCGTGAAGCAGTGCCGATTATTGACGCGGCGATATTCAAAATCGTAAGGCTCATTGGCGGCTTCGAGGTTGTGTCGGCTGACCCGGGTGCACAGAAAATGCTTGATGAATTTATCGGCAATGTGCCCGTCGGCGGAAACCGCAGGGGACTGAATGCGTTTATCGAAACCTATTTTGAACAGCTTCTCACCTGCGGCACGGCAATGGGTGAGATAGTTACCGACACAGACGGTCTGCCGTGTGCTTTATTCAACGCTCCGCTCAAGGGGATTGAGCTTAAGAGAGCGGAAAACGGCTTTGACATAGATATTTTTGTTCAGGGAGAGGGCGGTCTTAAAAAAGCCGAAAGACCTGAGCTTTGCCTTCTCAGCGTGCTCAATCCCGACCCCGGCTCGCTTACGGGAAATTCTCTGCTCAAGGGACTTCCATTCGTAAGCGGAATTCTGCTCAAGATATTCAACAGCATCGGAGCAAACTGGGACAGAGTAGGTAATCTGCGTTTTGCAGTAACCTATAACCCAAAAAACGATGCAATGGACAGAGCTTACGCCAAGGACAGAGCAATGCAGGTTGCAAGGGAATGGGGCGAAGCGATGCAGAGCGGCTCGGAAATCAAGGATTTCGTTGCTGTCGGCGATGTGCAGATAAAGGTTATCGGTGCAGACAATCAGATTCTTGACAGCGAAGTGCCCGTCAGACAGATTATGGAGCAGATTATCGCCAAAACAGGTCTGCCGCCGTTCATGCTCGGCATTTCATGGTCCAGCACCGAAAGAATGTCTTCTCAGCAGGCGGATGCACTCACCAGCGAGCTTGAGGCTTATCGCCGCACTCTTTCGCCCGTTATCAGACAGATTTGCGATTCCTTCGTCAGAAGCAGGGGCTTCTCCGGCGGTACAAAAATCATCTGGGATGACATCACTCTTCAGGATCAGGTTGAAGAAAGCAGAGCTTTGCTTTACAGGGCACAGGCAGAAAAAATTTCAAGAGGTGAATAAATGAAAAACACTGAAACAATCATCACCGATGAGGACCTCAGCCTTATCGGAAATTTTACCCGAAAACAGATGAGCAGGGAAGAGCTTTATGTTTTTCCTCTCATCCTCTGCGATAATGAAATCGACAGAGATAACGAAAAATTCACCGTTTCCGCTCTTGAGGAGCTTTCAAAGCTCTTCATCGGAAAAACGGGAATTTTTGACCACGATATGAGCAGCAAGGACCAGACTGCGAGAATTTATTCAACCGAAATCAGAACGGATGACACAAAGAAAACCGCTGACGGCGAGCCATACACCTTTGTTCAGGCAAAGGCTTATATGGTCAGAACCGAAAAAAACAAGGACCTCATTGCCGAAATTGATGCGGGCATCAAGAAGGAAACGAGTGTCGGTTGCAGCGTAAAAAGCGTTGTCTGTTCAATCTGCGGAAAGAATATCCGCTCCGAGCATTGCGAACACATCAAGGGCAACACCTACGGCGGAAAATTCTGCTGTTATCTTCTCACGGAGCCTGCGGATGCCTATGAGTGGTCATTTGTTGCGGTTCCTGCACAGAAAAATGCAGGAGTAACAAAATCATATGTCCGCTCAAAGGTTGACCCGAATCTTGAAGCTCTTGCGGCTGAATACAAGGAGGAAATGACCTCCTGCATTGTCAAGGACAGTGCAAATGTTATTCCGTCAATCAGTCCGCAAACTCTCAAGAGCATCTGTTCAGTGCTAACATTGAGTCAGCTTCGTGATATGAGAGATGCTCTTTCGGTTGAAGCGAAGAAAAAGCTTCCTCTTGTCAGACAGCTTGAGGTACGTTCTGAAAGTTCTTCAGAGGAAATAAATGATTATCTTATTTAAGGAGGCATAAAATATGTCAGTATCATTCGGCGGTCTTCTTGAAAGCACCGCAACATTCAAAACAGCAGCAACAATAGACCCCGGCAAGCTTGTAAAAATCAGTGCAAACAACACAGTTGCCGCCTGCACAGACGGCGATAAATTCTGCGGATATGTTGTTTCGGGCGACGGCAGTTACGCCGCAATTCAGATTAAGGGCGTTGTTACCGTTCCTTACACGGGCACGGCTCCGACAGTCGGCTTTGCCAATCTTGTTTCAGACGGCACGGGAGTAAAGACCTCCAACTCAGGCAGAGAACACCTTGTTATCTCTGTTGATTCAACGGCAAGCAAAGTTACATTTCTTATCTGACGAAAGGAGAAAACAATATGGCAGATTTTGATAACATCAGACTTGAAAAAGGTCTCTATTCCTCAGGCAATTTCACCAAGGCTCTTGCAAGCCTTGACCCCGATGAAAACTATAAGGGCACTTCTCTTGAAGGTCTTGATGCCTATCAGCGTCAGCTCAAGAGATTTGACATCAGAGTAAGCGGTGCAGGCAGTGATGTTGTTGATAAGTTTTTCAAAACATCAGACAGTGCAGTTCTCTTCCCCGAATATGTTTCGAGAGCTGTAAAACAGGGGCTTGAACAGGCCGATATTCTTCCCGGAATTGTTGCTTCAACAACCCTCATCAACGGTCTTGATTATCGTTCGATTTCTTCCGTTCCCTCGGAGGATGAAAAGGAGCTTAAGGTCGTCAGAGAAGGTGCGTTCATTCCCGAAACGGGTATCAAAACAAAGGAAAACCTCGTCAGCCTCAAGAAGAGAGGCAGAAGTCTTGTTGCTTCTTATGAGGCAATCCGTTTTCAGCGTCTTGACCTCTTTACGGTAACTCTCCGCCAGATCGGTGCATACATTGCAAGAACTCTTCTCAAGGATGCAATCAATGTTCTTGAAAACGGTGACGGCAACAACAACGCCGCCGCAACCGTAAGCTGTGCAACTGCAAACACTCTTGCATATTCAGACCTTGTCGGCTTCTGGAACGGCTTTGACCCCTATGAGCTTAACACAATCATTGCAAGCCCTGACATGACCGCAAAAATTCTCAACCTTCAGCAGTTCAGAGATGCTCCCGCAGGACTTGATTTTCACGGCACGGGCAAGATGGTTACTCCCTTCGGCTCAAAGCTTCTTAAATCTTCAGCCGTCGGCTCGGGCAAGATTATCGGTCTTGACAAAACTGCCGCTCTCGAAATGGTCAAGGCAGGTGACATTTCAACCGAATATGACAAGCTCATTGACCGTCAGCTTGAAAGAGCGGTCATCAGCTGCACCGCAGGCTTCGCAAAGCTCTTTGACGATGCCTCTCAGGTTCTTTCACTTTAATCAAAAAGGAGGAGTATGGCATGACAGACAGTTGGAGCGTTCTCTCGCTGCTTAAAGATTACTATGCTCCGCAGATGAGCGATGAGGAGCTGCTTCCGTTCTGCGAAGCGGCTTCCTCGGAGCTTTCCGCTATGACAAAACCGGATGCCGACCCGAACGATTTCAGACTCGTATGTGCCGCTGCGGCAATTGCCAATTACCGTCTGAAATCAAAGAACATATATTCAGAAAACGGAATTTCTTCATTCAAGGCGGGCGATGTTTCTCTCAACATTTCAGGCTCGGAGACAATCGCATCGGCAAAGGCAGACAGAGATGAAGCTATTCAGAAAGCCTTACCCCTGCTCATGGATAACGGATTCTTTTTCGGGCAGGTGAGCATATGAATTTACAGACCTTATTTGAAAAGTTCGGCAGAAATGCTTCGCTCTGCACGGCTCTCGGCGTTTCCGAAGCAACGATGAATGCCTTCATCAGTCCTTTAAGATATAAGAATAAAATGTATCTTTACGGCGTTAACACCGACATCGGTTACAATTCGCAGGGACATTATCTTTATATCGGACCGCCGAATCCCGATATAACAGCCGTTTCAGACGGTCAGTATATTCTCTGCGACTCTAAAAAATACAGAATTGACCGTGCCGAAAAGGTGTATAATGGAAGCACGGTATTCTATATCTGGGCAATCATCCGTGAAATGGTTGAAATTGAAGAGGAGGATGATGATTAATGAGCGAAATCAGTGCTTTGCCTTCGGGCATAGTTGATTGGCTTAAGGAAAGAGAAGAGCTTGAGGGTATTAAATTTCTTACCGAGTTTCCGGCAATAAAAAAAGCTGTTCCGCTTAAGCACACAACGGTTGCAGTCGGAATAAAAAACATGGAAATTGTTGATGCTTTTTCGGAAAGTGATGATGGAATTCTTGAAAGGGAAGAGTTCTGCCGAACGGCAAAAATAACGCTTCGGCTCTCAATTCATGCTCCGTTCTCCTCGGGTGGCGTAGCCTGCCATGAAGCATTTGCAAATATCATGGATTGTCTCACTTTTGAATCAAGTCTTAATATTCTCACTTCAGGATGTGATGACATTGTTTCCGATAGGGATACGGATGCTTTCGTTCTGCGTGCATGGCTTAAGGTTGAAGCAAATCTTTGCCCTGCGGCAACCTCCGACCTGCCGCTTCCGTCCTTCTTTACAAAAGATTTGCTCTGCGGCTCGCATATAAGCAACAACAGCATCCATTTATCAGCCGCTCAGCAGGAATTTCTCGGTGCTCCAGTGATATGCGGCACATATTTCGGCTCGGGAGATAGCAGCGAAGAGCTTATTCTCGGTTACAGACCGAAATTCATTTTTATCACAAGAATAGGGTTGCCTATTTCAGAATACAGTAGCGGAATGAATATCGTAACAAACGCAGTCGGCGGCAGTGCGGGAACATCAATGGGTCTTGAACTGACAGACAACGGATTCAGAGTCAGGAATACCGAAGAGTATGCAGGTCTTGGATACAGAGTAAGACTCAATAACATGGGCACAACCTACCTCTTTTTTGCAATTAAATAATTTCCTTACAGGGCACGCACCGCTTAACCGAGTGAACCAATTTTCTTTCGTTTTATAGCAGTCATCTGCTTCGTTGCACTCATTCGCAATACACAAAGTATTGCTTGTTCGGTTAATGTGATGCGTGCTTTTGCTAATTCAAAATGATAATGTTGTTTTTCACGAAAAAATCTCATAATGGCAAAAAATTTTTATAGCACTAAAAAAGACTTGATTTTTTGAATGATTTGTAATATAATCATTAAGTCATTTAACTTGACGGGTGTCGTGAAATGCATTTTGTCAATTTTTATGCTCAATTCATAAAATAATTAAACATTATTTCGGGGTGTAGCGCAGTTGGGCGAACCGACATTCCGCCGCCGGTGGCGGATGAAGGAATGGCGGTGAGGTGAAGAAACAAGGAGAATTGCGAAGCACTCCAAGCGAGCAAGGCGACTATGTTTCTGAGGGAAGCGTAGCGGCTCGTAAAAAGAAACCGAAGCATAACCGCATTTTTAAATTAAACATTATTTCGGGGTGTAGCGCAGTTGGTAGCGCGCTTGGTTCGGGACCAAGAGGCCGTGGGTTCAAATCCCGCCACTCCGACCAGCCAAAAGCCTTATGCATCAACGGTTTCCGTTTTTACATAAGGCTTTTAATTTTTGCAGGTGACTACAAAGTGACTAATAAATTTTCCGTTAACTACTTGGTGGATACACAGTTATCCGATTTTAAGAATTTTATTTTCGCTTTTCTTTTTTAGACTTTCGGTGTAATGAGTGTAGATTTTAAGGGTCGTTTCAACATCTTCGTGACCCATTAATTCTTTGGCCGTGAGCAGGTCAACCTGTTTTTCAAAAAGCATGGTGCAAAAGTTGTGTCTGATATAATGCATCGTTATTTCCGTATCATCGCCCAGGGCTGTGTGAATGAAGCTGTTCCATCGGTCGGTAACTTGCGAATAACTCAGTGCTCCACCTTCATCATCAACAAAGAGAAGACCGGGAGCGTAAGAATCCAAGTCAAGCATTTTTCGGAGCTTATCAGGAATAGGAACTTTGCGAACTCCAGCGGCTGTTTTTGGCGGTGAGAGAGCAGGTTGATTATTATCCGCATAGGTAAACTGCTTATTAATAGTTAATTCGTTCTTTCCAATATCATCTCTTGTAAGTGCAAGAGCTTCTCCTCTTCGAAGACCGAAGAAATAGAGAAAAAGAGCAAAATCACCGAACGGATGTGTTTCGGCTGTTTTGAGATATTTTTTTCTTTCTTCAAGAGTAAGTGCTCGGCAGTTTTTCACGGGGTTACCTGCAGTTGTGAGACTTGATGCAGGGCTTACAACAATCAACTTATTCTTAACCGCTTTATCAAAAAGACTGAAAAGGAGAGTCCTTACCGAAGTCACGGTCTTAATGCTATAATCCGCAGACATATCGTTAAGAATCTTCTGACAGTTGAACTCTCTGACCTGTGACAGCCTCATCTTGCCGATTTTTTCTTTGATATGATTATTATACAAGGATTCGTAAAAGTTCTTAGTTGAAGGTCTGCATCCGCTTTTATAACTTTCAAAATAACGGATATACCATTCGTCAACCGTGATGCTTGTCGGTTCAACTCCGAATGCTGCATTCTCTCTGTATTCTCTTACTTTCCGGTCCAGACCTGCAATGGTAGCAGAACGCAGTTTCTTATACTCGACTTTTCCGTTTGGAAGATACAGACCTGTTTTTTCGTAAGTGTAATACAGGTCTTTTCCGTCTCGTTTCTCTCTTTTATATTTTGCAATCGGCATAAAATCTCCTTTATTTTATAAAAAATATTGATTTTAAATAAAGGAGCGGATATAATAAATATACCAACTCCTTTGTGCGAAGGAACGGTGTCTGAGATTCCCGAAAGTACCAGTTTCGGGGGTCTTTTTTTATTTGTCAAGTTCTTCCATAAATCCGGCCGTAATAATACCGGATGGAAGAGCAATAATGGCAATCCCGAAAATAGAAGACAACATCGTAACGACTCTTCCGATTGTAGTCACAGGGTATATATCGCCATATCCCATTGTTGTAAGCGAGACGGTTGCCCAATAAACAGCATCAAAGAATGATTTGAACGATTCGGGCTCAACGTTGAAGATTATTAAAGCAGACACAAGAACATATCCCAAAGCAAGAATGCCGACGGTTGTCAGAATCCGACTCTGATTTTTGAAAACTTTAATGATTAACGAAATGCTTTTAGAATAACGGATAAACTTGAAGGCTCGAAACACTTTAAATGTTCTGAACAGTCTGAAAATCTTCAAAAGCTTGAAGCCCTGGTTCAGAAAAGTTAATGACGGCAAAATCGAAACTAAGTCTATTATTGCCATCGGAGTAACAGGATAAAACAGGAACGATACCGTCTTTTTCTCGAGTTTATAGTCAGCAGTGAACCATCTCAGCAGATAATCACAAATAAATATTACAACTGAAATTTTTTCCGCAACATCAAAAAAACTATTTGACGAGCGAAAAGCGAGCGGAATAATGCTTATTATGATAACAAGCATCATAAACCAATCATATATACTGCTTAATGTATCATCATCTTTCGATATTTCAATTATTTCAAAAATCCTTTTTCTCATAACAACATCCTCAAGTCTCTTCAGAGGCTCTATTTTTTTATATCTGAAGCCGAGTTATTATATTTCTCTTATTAAATATTTGGGAATTCCGAGAACATAGAAGCTCTCAAGTTCGGAACCCGAAATCTCTTTTGGCATATATTCGGGATTAACAGGTATGAGAGATATACCGATTTTTGTCTTTTCGATTTTCTTTAAGGTTGCACACTCGCCGTCATATATCACGGCGGCTATGCTCCCGTTTTCAAAAACTTGCTGCTTTAAAATTAAAACCTTGTCACCGTCCTGAAACTGAGGATACATTGAATTTCCACAGACAGACAAAACAAAGAAATCTTCCTGTTTTCTTCCTTTAAGATAAGAAACGGGAACCTCAACAGTTTCGCCGCTCCAGTCCTCAACTGCAATATGCTCATATCCTGCGGCGATTTCGCCGATAACAGGAAAAATAACGGTTTCGGTTGTTATTTTTGGACCAACCAGATTTTTTCTTCCGATAAGATAATCAATTGACACATTAAAATAATCCGCAATTAATTCAACTGTTTCAAAATCCGGAGTTCGGTTTCCGCTTTCGTACATACTGATTGTGCTTTTTGCTATACCGAGAATTTTCGCAAGTTGTTCTTGCGTTAAATCTTTTTTGTTCCTTAAACATTTTAGAGCGTCACAAAACAAATTAATCACCTCAATCCGCATTATATCACATTTTGTGAAAAAATCAAGAAAAAATTCACGAAATGTGTTGACAAAATAAAAAAACCGTGTTAACATAGGTTTACAAAGTGTGAACAGGAGTGATAAAAATGAACAAAACAAATGTTGGTAAAAAACTTAGAGAACTAAGGACATCCCAAAAACTTACTCGTGAAGAACTCGCCGGCAAGCTTGGAGCAAGCGTATCGGCGATTGCTATGTACGAAAATGGAGAAAGAACACCAAGAGACGAAATGAAGTACAAAATTGCAGTTTTTTTCGGGGTTTCTCTTGAGTCTCTTTTTTTTAGCAAATAAGTTCACACAATGTGAACAGAATGGAAGGATGAAGGAAATGGAAACAATTTATATGTCTCCCGCAGATGCGGCAAAGCGTTACGGAATCGGTCGAAATGCTATATATGACATTATGGCACTACCCGATAGCCCACCAACACTCAAGATCGGTCAAAGGCGATGCCTTCCGGTTGCAGATTATGACAAGTATATCAAAGAAACTTTTACGAGACCGAAAGGAGAATAAGACAGCATGAACCTTACATTATCACAAGTTACAATTTTGCTTACAATCGGAAATCTTTGGTTTTGTATTTTCGGATTTATCATCGGTCGCATTATAGTTCACGCAATCAAAAATCATCTTGAACGGCAGAAGAACCGCAAGGCAGCACAGAAGCGTGTTGAGAAGCATCAGCAGGAGAGAACGGCGTGGATGCTCAGTCAGATGAATGCCGGTTACATCGGCAAACCGTTTACTGAATCAGATTTGCAGTAACCAACAATCACAGGATGAATAATATGATATTAATTTTATGAAATGAGGTATCAAATATGATAGTCAGAAGCTTTATAAAATATCCCGATGGCACAATTAAGAATATGGATGACCTTACTAAAGAAGAGAAGGATTACGTTCTTAAGAAAATGAGCGAAAACCTCACAAGAGTTATGAGCAATTATTTTGCAACTCATGAACCAATCGGATTTCTTCGTGATGAAGATTAAACAATGAACAAAAGAAGGATGAACAAAATGAACATCAAAACCTGTGGACGATGCGGAGCGGTTTATGAAGAATACGAGTTGCCGAATCACATTATAATTCTTATACCGAAAGAGCCGATAAAAGATAACGAAGTAATTAACCTCTGCCCTCAGTGCAGGTCAGAATTCGAAATATGGTTAGGTGGTGAAGATTTTGGATTACAACGAAATTCACAGAATTGCAGTCGAATGCAAGAGACCGCAGTTGAGTAACATCGAGGATAACCTTGCATACTTCGCTCTCTATGGTCTGAATAAGGCTTACGGTGAGCGGATTATAACCAAGAGTGAGGCATCCTCGTATAAAGTAAGGTTCGGTTATATTATTGACGACCTGAAGAATCAGAAGAATCTATCTCTCGAGGCTTATAGAGCTTATCAGAACAACATAAAATCCGCAAGCACCCGATTGAGTGACCTGATGAAGCAGGTCGGCCCGGATGCGGATTTTCAAGAACTATTTCTTTCGGCACTCGGAATAATCGAACAGTTCGAGGGAATGAGTGAAAACTGTATTCAGAAAAATGCAGAAAATCGAATTAAAGGCAAGTTACCGCTTTCGGAGAGGACCAAAGCCGACAAATCCGTAACAAATACAACTGTAGATGCGATTATTGCCCCCAAAAATGAAGTTAACGCAGAAAAACGAAAGAAATTCATCAAGCCAACTATTGAAGATATCCAGATTTATTGCCGGGAAGCGAATCTGAATATTAATATCGAGCAGTTCTATGATTATTACGAGAGTAACGGATGGAAGGTCGGGAAGAACCCGATGAAGGACTGGAGGTCTGCCGCAAGGAATTGGAATCGCCGAAATCATCCCCAAAAAGCCGAAGCAAAGACAACAAGCTATGACATAGATGAATTTATTAATCGTTCAATTCACGGAGAATTGAAATACGAAAGGAAGAAAAAAGCAGTATGAACCCCAAAAAAGAAAAAAGGTATGCAGTAATTATATATGCAAATAATCCGGCAAATGTAATTGAGTTTAATTCTGTCGAAAATCTGTATGAGATAATTCACAGATTTGTTGATAGTTTTGTTAAGCGTATCAAATCTAATCACACCGAAAAAGAATCTTCTCTTTATGTCAAAGAGTGGAATTGCGGTAATGTGAATGAAAAAGCAACTTATTATGCTGATATTCCGCTTGATGAAGACATCAGAGGCACGGCAATACTTGTCGCCACCGAGGATGATTATATAGTCGGTTATACCGAAGATGAAGCAACTGAAATATGCAAGGAGATAAACAATTTATAAAATTCAGGAGTGAAGGATAATGAATAACATATGCGTATGCTGCGGAACGGATATTCCCGAAGGCAGGCAGGTTTGTCCCGGATGTAATTTAAAAGAGTGCGAGAAGAATCCAAAGCGAGCGGATGTTATTCGCTCTATGGACAACAAGCAACTTGCAGAGTTTATTTGTTTCATTAATAACGATATGCTCGAATTCGGCTATTGCGGAAATGTTTGTAAAAAATGCATTGAAGAAGAAATAGATTGCGATGTTGACGATATGACTATCATTGAATGGTGGCTGAATCAGGAGGTGTGAATATGATTGAAACAATTAACATTGATAAGAGCTATGAGGAATTCAAGGATTCGCTCAATCGGATTATTGACGAAATTGACAGCAATGCCAAAATTCTTATCATCTCGGTCGAAAAAATGATTTGTCAATGCGGCAAGTATTGTGAGGCTTGTGAATGTCTGAATGAAAGTTACAGTTAATGAAATTCTTGAGGATATTCGCTACATGGCTCAGGCTGAATATCGCAAGGCACGGCAGTCAGAAGGTACCGCAAAACTCCGACACAAAGTCAAAGGCGATGCCTTTATGACAATTGTAAAAAAATACGAGTCAAAAAAGTAATGAAACGGCGGTCGACTTCACGGTTGGCCGCCGAGAAGGATGATAAAGGATGAAAGTTAAAAGAAGGATTTTCGCCGGAGCAGTCTGCGAGCAGGTTATTTATTCGGTTTCTGACCGTGCCGGAGCGAAGGGAAAACCTGTTCTCCGCTTCAAAGACGATGAAGAGAGAGCGTCACACCGTATCGGCATTGCCCGCCGCCGTCACGCTCGAATTTTTAACGAAACATTCACAACAGAATCAATTTACTCAACTCTTACCTTTGCTGATGAATTCGAGGTCCATACCTTCAAGGAAGCACGCAAGGTAAGGGATAACTTTTACCGCAGATTAAGGTACCATTACCCGGATGCGGTTATTGCCATATATATGGGTAGAGGCAAAAGCACAAACAGAATTCATTTTCACCTTGTTACCGACGGTATTCCCGAAACATCCATAATCAGCCAATGGACTTATGGGATAGTTCAGCATTGCACTAAACTCCGAAGCGAAAACATATACGACGGAAACAACTGCGGAGCGGATTATACCGGCCTTGCAAATTATCTGTTCAATCATTGGACCGCCGAACAGGGCGGACATTATTACAAGATTTCAAATAATTATAAAAGACCGGTTATCGAGGAGCCGAAAGAAGTTAAGCGTAATTATTCTTCGCTCAATCCGCCGAAGCCACCGAAAGGTTATGAATTGGTCGAATGCACTTCAACAACATTCGGTCTCATATACTTTAAATACATAAGAAAAAACAAAGGCAACGATATTCAGATGAGGTTGCTTTAAGCTCTCCTTGTAAATGTGTAAAATTTTAAGACGAAAGGACGGAAGAAATCAAATGCGGACTTATATACCTTGCCGATATGAACTCAGCAAGGAAAGATATCTTGAGTTGTTATATTTCTGCTTGCAATATGACAAATTCGAGGATAATTCTGAAAACAGAAGAATAATTGATGATGTGCTTGATGAAGTTGCTCCCGATGAGAGCACAAGAATCTGCCTTTTGAAAAATATCCGCTGGGGTCTCACTTATGAGAAGCTCGGCTCGGTTCCGCTTGGCCGACGACAGTTTTATGACCTACGTCGCAAATTCTTCTTCGTCCTCTCTGAAAAACGGGAATAACCGTGCAAGTTACCGGCAAGTTACAGGCAAGTTAAACCTACATTCCGAAAAAACACTCCAACTCCGAAAGTTTTGACAAGCACAGTAAAATTAGACTTACCCAAAATAGGACACACAGGGGCACAACAAAATAATATAATTAAGATATAAAATGCTTCTGCATTTTGTTTCATCCTTACGCCGCATCCGACCATCCTTCCGGGTGCGGCAATTTTTAAATATAAACGGGGTGACTATATGTCAGAGTTTATGCCACAATTAATTAAGTGTCTTGAAGATTATAAAAAAATGATGATTTCACTCTCAAATATGGAGCGGATTATCAAAATCAAAAGAGAAAAAATGCAGATGATTAAAACATCATCATTCGATGATATCTGTATCAAAGGCAACGGAAACAGCAAAGAAGAAATGCTTGATGAACTTATTTCGTATATTGATGTTCTTGAAAAGCAGATAAAGATAACAAAAGATGAAATCAACCTGATTGATGACGGATTGCTTAATAATCTCAGTGAGTTGGAACTAAAAATCATTGACGGCTTTTTCTTCCATCCTGCTGAAACATACAGAAAAACAGTTCAAAATCTTTGCGATAAACTCGGGTATTCAGAATCTCATTTGATAAGGATGAAGAAAAAAGCACTTGAACATTGCGAAATTATTATGTTCGGCAAAGTTGAAAGATAATAAAATGTGCGTTTTTATGATTTTTTTATGATAGTAAAAAGCCTGAAAATAGGTTTATCATAATAGACAGATAGAGACCTGCCTTGAGCGGGTCTCTTGATTTTATAAACGGAGCTTCCTGAGCAGTTAAAAGGGGAGAGGGATCGGGGGTGGGAAAATGAATCGTCACGAAATTAGGCGAGATAAAGATATTGCAAAGATAAGCAGAAGACTTATCAGAGAAAAAGCGGATTTGTCTGAAATAAAGAACAGCAATGTAAAAATTGGATATCTGACTTCGCAGGAAGAAAAGAAAACAGGTCACGGAATAAAAACGGTCTTTGCGGATTGCAGACTTGTTCCGGATAATATGCAGTGGATTTGTCATTATCATTTTCTCATTACGGTTTATCTTCCGAATATTTCAGAATTCACCGATGAACAACTTGAGATACTTCTCTGGCACGAACTTAAACATATCGGAATCGACTGCGATTCAGATGAAGAAAAGTATTTTCTTGTGCCTCACGACATCGAAGAATTTCACGAAATAATTGAAAAATTCGGGCTGAATTGGAGTGATTAATCATGCCAAGAGGCCAAAATCCGAAAAGCAAGGAGAATTTGACAAAAGGAAAGCCGTTTAACGCCGAAACAGCGAGGAAAGCAAGCAAAAAATCGGCTGAAAATCGAAAATATCAGTCAAATGCCCGAAAATGCCTTAAAAATCTCTGCACAGACGACGAATTAGACAAGGTTTTACGGCAACTTTTGAAGCGTGGACAGCAAGGAAATCTTACTGCCATTGATATGATTATAAAATATACAGGCGAATCGGAAGAGAAAACGCCCGATGAAGACGGTCCTCGCCTTGCATATATCCCCGAAAAATTGCCGAAGAACGAACCACCGGGAGAAACAGAAAATGAGCAATGTAATTTGGAATCCTCAGCCGAGGCAGAAAGCGTTCCTGGAGAGGTCTGAATATGAGGTCCTTTACGGTGGAGCGGCAGGCGGTGGAAAGAGCGATGCACTCTTGATGGATGTTATCCGTCAGATAAAAACTCCGCATTACAAAGCCATTATATTCCGAAAGACTTATCCACAACTGGCGGAGCTTATAGACCGCAGTCAGGGATTATATCCGCAGATATATCCCGGATGTGTTTATAATTCAACGGCTCACTGCTGGACTTTCCCCAGCAAAGCAAAAGTATATTTCGGCTCAATGCCGCATGAATCCTCAAAGCATCAGTATGCAGGCCGTCAATTTGATGTTATAGCATTTGATGAAACAACTCATTTTCTGCATTCGGAATATATGTTTATGATGTCTCGAAACAGACCCGCAGGTCCGGGGACTGATTGTTATATGCGAGGAGCGACGAACCCCGGTTCGGTCGGTCATAACTGGGTAAAGCAACGATTCAAAATTGATGAAACACCGCCCATGACAACTATCTGGGACTGCCTTGAGGTTAAGGATTCAAATGGAAAGGTACAAAAAATGTGGCGTGACCGAGTTTTCGTTCCTGCAACGGTGTTTGATAATCAGGAACTCTTAAAAAACAATCCGAGTTATGTTGCTTCTCTTGCAATGATGCCTCAGGCTCAACGAGATGCACTTCTTTACGGCTCCTGGAACAGCTTCGAGGGTCAGGTTTTTACCGAATTCAGCGATGACCCGAATCATTATGAAGACCGCACCTGGACCCATGTCATAGAGAATTTCCGCATTCCGTCATATTGGAAGGTAATACGGGTTATGGACTGGGGATATTCCAAGCCTTTTGCAGTATATTGGATGGCTATTGATGAAGAGCAGAGAAAATATATCATTCGTGAATATTACGGAACAAACGGTACTCCGAATGTGGGTCTGAAAATGAATCCTGCCGAGGTTGCGGCAAAAATATGCGAAATCGAAGCTGAAGACGATAATCTTAAGCACAGGAAGATACTCGGCGTTGCCGACCCGGCCGTTTTCGCTTGTGATGACGGACAATCAATTGCCGAAATGATGGAAAAATCTCCGTTCTTCCTCAATTGGAATCCCGGAGACCATCCGAGAATACCCGGCAAAATGCAGTGGCATTATCATCTCGGCTTTGACGAAAACGGAATTCCGATGATTTATATTTTCAGAACCTGCAGAAATCTTATCAGAACACTTCCCTCGTTGGTATATGACGAATCTAATGTTGAAGATGTGGATTCTGATACGGAAGACCATGCCTATGACGCAATTAGATACGGTCTGATGTGGTCGAGAATTTCCGCAAGGCAGAATGTCAAGAAAGAGCTTATAACCAGAGACGACCCTCTGAATATGCACAAAAAGAAAGTCTATATAATAAACAGGTGATGCAATGGACAATGTTGTTAAAGCAATCGGTGAAGAGCAAATCAAGAAATTTATTAAAATATTGCAGGAATACAAAGACGGCAAGAAAAATCTTGAATTTAAAATTATTGCGAATGAGCAGTTCTGGAAACTTCGTCACTGGGATTATGAGGATGAAGACGGAAGAATAGTGAAGCGTAATCCTGCGACCGCCTGGCTTTGGAATACTATTGTCTCGAAACACGCTGATATGATGGATTCCTATCCTGAGCCGTCAATACTTCCGAGAGAATCAGATGATGAGCAGGAAGCCGAAACGCTTTCTTCAATTCTGCCTGTTATATTAGAGCAGAACGATTTCAAGCAAATCTATGATGATGTATGTTGGTATTATCTTCGCCAGGGGGCGGGAATATTCGGAATTTTCTGGGATAATTCCACACCGCTCGGAGATATTGCCATCAAGAAGGTTGATGCTCTTAATCTCTTCTGGCAACCCGGTATTACTAATATTCAGAATTCAAGATATTTATTTCATACGGAGCTTATTGATTCTGACATTATCAAATCTCAATATCCCGAACTTGAAAATGTTAATTTAAGTGAAGATGGATATGTTGCAAAATATCTTTATGATGATAATGTCAATACTTCGGATAAATGCACCGTTGTTGATGTTTATTATAAAAAGAAAATCAACGGTAAAACAGTGCTTCATTATTGCAAGTTTACCGGCACTCATGTGCTTTTTGCTACTGAGAATGAAACTGAGCCGCAGACCGATTCCGAGGGCAATATTATATCCGAGGCTTTGTCCGAAACGGGATGGTATAACCACGGAAAATACCCGTTTGTTTTTTGCTCTCTATATGATGTTGAGGGCACACCTTTCGGATATGGCTTCACAGATATATTCAAGGATACTCAGATTTCAATTGACGAAATCAACGGAGCAATTGTCAAAAACACGAAAGAGGGAGCTCGCCGCAGAATATATGTTTCAGACCGTGTAAATTGCAATGAGGAAGAACTTACCAACATTGAATGTGAGGTTGTTCACTGCACCGGTGACCCCGGAGACGGAATTAAAGAGATAGTCACTAATCCGCTGAGTTCAATATATGTAAACTTTCTCAACAATCAGATTTCGATGCTCAAGGAAACGAGCGGAAACAGAGATGTAAACAACGGCGGTACGCAGAGCGGAGTAACTGCCGCTTCTGCAATTGCCGCATTGCAGGAGCAGGGTAACAAGGGCAGCAGAGATATAGTGTCTCATATGTATGAGGCTTATCGTGATATATGTTATCAGGTCATAGAGCTTATAAGACAGTTTTATGATGCACCGAGAAAATTCAGAATAACCGGAACAGACGGCAAAAGCCGGTATGCTTCATATAACAACAGCAATATCAAGCCTATATATCAGGGAAACGGCTACGGCTTTGATATGGGTTACCGTGTGCCTGAATTCGATATAGATGTTAAGGCTGCCAAGCAAACTTCTTATTCAAAGATGGCACAGAATGAATTGATGCTTCAGTTCTATCAACTTGGATTCTTCAATCCTCAGCAGGCAACAATGACTATTGCCTGCATGAAGGGTATGGATTTCCAAGGAAAAAATGAGATTATGAAGACAATCGAACAAAACGGCACTATTCTGAGTATGTTCATGCAGCTGTATCAGACCGCAATCGGACTTGCTTCAAGGTTTGAACCAATGCTTGTCCCCGCTCTTCAGCAAATAGGCGTTCAGGCAGGGGTCGTAACCAATTCCGTTATGCCTTCGGTAGATTCGGACATAAAAGAAACCGACCCGAATGGTAATGTTGTTTCAAATGAGCATCCATGGGTTCAGAGAGCACGCGAAAATGCTCAGAATACTTCTCCGGCGTAAGGTGGTGAAATGATGGTTACAGTTACTTATAATCCCGATAAGCATCTTCTCAGAATCAAAGGTCATGCGGAATACGCAGAAAAAGGCAAGGACATTATATGTGCCGCAATATCAACAACATTCTATAGTCTTGCGAATTTCCTGAATCAATATGATCAGAAAGCGACGTTCCATAAGTTTGAAATTGCAGATAATTTCTTAACTCAACATGGAGTTACTACGATATGGGCAGTTCCGAAAAGCGAATATGAATATCTGATTGACCACGATTTTTGTTATGCACTGTCCGCTTTTGAAATGATTCAGAGCAGATACCCCGAATGCATCAATCTCAGAGTGTTACAGAATTAATCTGTTCACTATAAAAATGACACCCCGGACAGACGGGAGAAAGGACATTTTATGTCAAAGTTTATTTTTGATATTCAGCGATTTGCTGAATCGGGCGATGCATCAGCTTCGGCAGATGCAACGGCAGTCCCCGGTGCCGATGAGAGTGTAGCCGAAGGCGGTCAGACCTCTCCTGACGACAGAGCGAAGCAGTATTCCGACTTCAAGACAAATTTCAAGGCAGAATTCGATGCAGAGGTTCAGAACATTGTTAAGGACCGCCTGAAAAACTCTTCAAAGCAGATTTCCGAACTCAAGGGTAAGGAAAAGAGTATCGCTCCTATTCTTAATCATATGGCAAAGCAGTATAATGTTGACCCGTCTGATTATGATGCTCTTGTTAAGGCGTTTGAGAATGACGATAAGATGCTTGAAAATGAAGCCATAGAAAGAGGCATGACTGTTGAACAGCTGCGTTCAATACGAACCTTTGAACGTGAGAATGAACGTCTTAAGGCAGACCTTGAAGAACGCAACAGGCAGGCTGTTTTTGCCGAATGGGACAGACAGTCGGAAGATGTCAAAAAATTCTATCCGAATTTTGACCCGAGAGCCGAAATGCAGAATGAAACATTTCGCCGTATGATGGACGCCGGCGTTGACATGAAAACGGCATATGAGTTTGCCCACAGAGACGAACATATAGCCGATGCAATGACCGTTGCCGCTCAGAAGACGGCAGAAAAGGTGACAAACAGCATCAAGGCAAATGCAAACCGACCTGCCGAAAACGGTCTTAACTCAGCTGCTGCTTCAGTCAGTAAGATAGATATTTCAAATCTCTCTTACGAACAGTTAAACGATTATATCAAAAGAGCAAGGCAGGGAGAAAAAATCACATTCAGAGATTAATTCCGGTTCTTCCTGCCGAAAGAAAGGAAGAAAAACATGAAGAAATTCAAAATTGATTTCAACATTCAGCGTTTCGCCGGCGATATGCAGACAACGGCGAATATTGCATCACCTTATTCCGGCGTTGATTCTTCGTCTCCGATCTCCGGGCTTTCACCCGAAATGAAGATGTTCTATTCAACTATGCTTATCAAAAGTGTCGGTCCGGAACTTGTTCATGCACAGTTCCTTGATGATCAGCCGCTTCCGAAGAATAACGGTAAGATGGTTGAATGGAGAAAACGATCAAAATTTCAGAAAGCAACCACGCCGCTTACCGAAGGCGTTACCCCCGATAAGCATACTATTACGGTAACATCAATCATCCGCTCAACCAATCAGTACGGTGACTGGTCTCAGCCCACGGATATTCTTTCAATGACGGCTCTCGACAACTGCATCGTAGAAGAGACCGAGGCACATTCAGAGAATGCAAAGCTGACGATGGACACTGTTACAAGAAACGCAATGATTGCCGATATAACAGCTGAGCTTCTTGCAGGCGATGTTGATGTTATGGCGAAGCTTAACGGAAAGCTTACGCCTTTGGTTGCCGCAAGAATTCAGGCAGAGCTTAAGAAGAAAAACGCACCGAAGATTGACGGCTCATATGTAATGATTGTTCATCCTTCATGCACATATGACCTCATTACCGATGACCTGTGGATTGATGTAAATAAATACAGCAATGCAACAGCCATATTCAAGGGAGAAATAGGTAAGATTTTCGGAATCCGCTTTGTCGAATCAACCGAAGCAAAGGTTAATAAGGCAAAGGTTCTTGGTAACGGAACAGCGGGTAAATGTACATCGGCAAAAGTTGTTTCTTATTCAACAGCATCGAGCACATATACTCTTACATTTGCCGACAACACTTTCGTTGCAGATGAACTTAACAACAAAAAGGTTTATATTCACGATATAAGCGCCGATGGAATAGTTATTGAAGAGGTAACTGTATCTGATACAACAACATCAACACTTGTTCTCTCTGCGGCACCGTCAATCACTCCTGCTGAAGGTGATATTGTTTTCCTCTCCGATGTAGAAAACGCTCTCGACGGCGAGGATTACTTCACCTGCATCTGTCTTGGTGCAAAGGTTGGCAAGAAGGTTGCACTTGACGATAAGAATGTTGAAATGATTGTTAAGCCTCTTGGTTATGGCGATGACCCACTCAACCAGAGGGCAAGTGTCGGTTGGAAGGTAAACGGCTATGCTGCGGCAATCACACAGCCTGATTACACACTCAAATTCTATTGCAAGGCATCTATTGCGGCAGATTCCAACGATTAATCAATTTCGGGGGGGCGGATATTCCGTCTCCCGTTTTTACGAAAGGAGCTTATTATGGCTAAAAAAGATAACTCAACCGGAGCAGTTGAAAGATTTTCGGTATATATTCCGAGAATACCGGGGCAGAAAGAACAGGATGATGTTATCCTCACTGTAAACGGCGAAACAATTCAGATTCAGCGTGGTGCCGAGGTAGAGATAACAAGGAAGTTTTTTGATGCTCTTCAGCGTTGGCTCAGAGCTAATGATTACGCTGATGATTATATAAGAACATCGGCAATCAGATAACGCAGGTGGGGAGAGCAATCTCCCCCATTTTTTATTACGGGGGTGAAAAACATTAATATTCAGACTGCAATTGAGAAAGCAAATCAAATGAGACACGGGCATTCATCATCTGATGATATAATGCAGGAATGGATTGATGAACTTGAGAGACTTCTGTATAACGATGTTATTCTCAATCATATTCATTCTGTCGGGTCCGTTTGGTGGCATAATGTCAACGGAAAACTTCAATTTAAAACATATGATGAATACAGAGCCGAAACGGATGAGCTTATTGCCGAAGAACCTTATTCGATTTTATATGTTTATTGGCTCATGAGCAAAATTGACCTTCAGGCAAGAGATGATGATTATGACAGAAGCAATGCACTCTTTGAGCAGGCACTTGATAATTTTAAGCGTTGGTATAAGAGAACTCACCGTTCAGCAGGAGTTCAGCATATAAAGACAGGGGGATTTTATAAATGCCTATAATGCCGTATCTCGGAACAAAAGCGAAATCAACCAACATGATAGCTGAATTCGGCGGATATAACCATAACAACATAATCAACGAAAACGAATTCTATGATATGAAGAATTTCAGCTCCTACGAATATCCCGTTGCATCAACAAGGAAACACAGAGGACAGTTGACTTTTACATATCAAAACGGAAGCACATCCGAAGCAATTTCAGAGGTTATCGGAATTTGCCCAAAAGAATATATCAATATAATATTTAAACGTACAGTAAGTTCACAGAATGAGTTGTGGATAGGAATATATGATTTTCAGACACAAAAAGTTACTCATGGTGTGAAGCTTTCAGATTATACGAGCGGAAAACATCAGGTTGTTGAGATGGGAGCGTATATTATAGTTTTCCCCGAACTTGTAAGGGTTAATACTGCGGTTAAAAATAGCTCTGGAAATTATTCGGAGATAGATAATCTTGATGTCAACACAGACTTGCCCTCTGCACAATGGAGATTATGCGACTATAACGGAAACTTTTACGATACAGGAACCGCATCAGCGAAATCTCCGTCTAATCCTACAGACGGATATTTATGGCTTGACACATCCGTTTATCCAAGTCAACCGAAGGTCTGGTCGGAATCCATTTCAACTTGGACAGAATTTACTCCGTATATCAGAATATGGTTTCGCACACCGGGAAGCGGTGTATTGGATTGGAGCGAAGGCGATGCTGCCGAAATATTCATAAACACAGGGTCTCAACACAGAGTGTATGAAGACAACATTCTGCAATGTGCAAGAGGTCAGAAGTATTTTGTGATTGCCAAAAAGGGAGATTGCGACGAAAATGGCGTTGAGGGCACGGGTTTATATTCTTTCCTTCAGTTTCAATGCTCGTCTAATAGCGTTTCCACTTGGGGCGGCAGAATAGGTGTTTTCACGTTCAAGCGTTCGATTCCCAAAATGGATTATATAGTCGAATGCAATAACCGCCTATGGGGATGCCGTTACGGTAATAACAACGATGGTGAAATGGTCAACGAGATCTTTGCTTGTAAACTCGGCGACCCGAAGAACTGGCATTACTTTTCAAATACAACAGTGGACAGCTATTATGTTTCTCTCGGAGATGATGGTGCGTTCACCGGTGCTATCACCTATCAGGATAACCCGATATTCTTCCGTGAAGACTGTTTTCATAGGATATACGGCTCATATCCGTCAAATTTTCAGCTGTCAACTATGCGTGTCAAGGGAGTTAAAAAAGGTTCATCTAAGAGCTTATCAATACTCAATGAGGTTCTATATTATCATTCTCCGATTGGATTTATGGCATATTCCGGCGGAATACCCGTTAATATCTCAAAAAACCTCGGAAATGAAATATATCATGATGCGGTTGCAGGTTCTCTCGGCAATATTCTGCATATATCGTGCAAAGACAGGAATAACAATCCAATTGTTCTCTGCTTCAACGATTATTATCAGCAGTGGCATAAGGAAGACGCAACCGATATAACGGATTTCATAATTCATGTTGACGAAAAATATGCACTCACAAGCGATTATGAGCTTTTTGCAGTTGAATGCACAAGAGGAGTTAAGGAGGATAATTTCGAATGGTATATCGAATCGGGCAATATCGGATTCATAATGCCAACCAGAAAAAGGCTTCTTAAGCTTGTTATGCGTTTATGGCTTAACAGAGATACGAATGCGGCTGTAATGATTAATTATGATGATAGCGAATGGGAGCATATCAGCTTTCTTCGTCCGATGGGAAGAATAGTCAGTGTTCCTCTTGCATTAATTCCGCATCGTTGCGACCATTTCAGAATAAGAATCGAAGGCAAAGGAGATTTCCGTTTGCTCGGAATTTCAAAATATCTTGAGGAGGCTTCGATATATGATTGATTTACCGTATTTACAGATAACCGGAAGAAACGAATCAGAAAAAATTAATCAGTTGATTGCCTATAATAAAATGCTCCGTGATTCTCTTGACAGAGTTTTGTCTTGCATAGACACCTGCAATCTTTCAGCCCCTCTCGCAGAAAAGATAAACGGCATAAAAGATGTTGACTTAAAGGAATATGTCAAAAAGCCTGAATTGAGCGAGTATGCGAAACTATCACAGATACCCGACATCCCCACTCCCACAATAGAAACTCCAGCCATAAAGGTTGTTGCGGAGGTTTCTGGGATTGACGAATTTAACGCGGCATATTCTTACAGAGTTATCGAAATTAGATATAAAACATACCATCCCACATACGGAGAACATTACGAAAAAGAGTATGTTTATAATGGGAATTTTAGAATCAAGGTTTTCGACCACAGCGAACCCAGTTTATGTTATGGAACAGCCATACCAACACACCCCGATTACCCGTGCAGCGATAATATTCTTACGCAAATAACATCGCATGTTATTGGATATAGCACGAGTCTCTATATAAACTCTGATGTTGTTGAAGGAACCGGTCAATGGCAAACGACAACTCCAAAGGCGTATATAACCTCTATTGGAGCACAGGTATGCGCAAGTAAAGACTCTCGAAACAACACTTTAAATTTTTATTCGAGTCATGGCGCATACAATGGCGAAGGGGATATATGGGCGACAGTTTCATTCCACACAGCACCAAAATTTAGATACACTTCATCAACGCCTTAAAGGGGGAATATAAATGGCACTTACTTACGGAGTTAAAAGAAACATTAACGGCGGACAGAGCACAATTGACCGATACAATTCTTCTCAGGGGTCAAGCAGTTATGTATCGGGAGGCTCGGCTTCAAGCACATGGGCAAACAAGTTGAGCTCTCTTTACGACACTATCAGCAACCGCAAATTCTCCTATAATCAGCAGGAAGACCCTTTATATCTTCAATATCAGCAGATGTATGAGAGAAACGCAAAACTCGCACAGGATAATGCCGTAGGACAGGCAGCGGCTCTTTCGGGTGGTTATTCAAACTCTTATGCAGAGACCGCAGGACAGGCTATGTATAACCAGGCAATGAACGGTCTGAACGAAAAGGCTCTTGACCTCGCAAACGCTGCACAGAATCGTTACCAGATGGAAACCGACAATCTGCTCAATCAGTACCAGATGGCAGGTCAGATGTATTCAAATGCTTATCAGCAGGAAAGGGATGCGATTTCCGACAAACGATATGCGGATGAATGGGCGTATCAGAAAGAAAGAGATGCGGTTTCGGATAGCCAGTGGCAACAGAACTATAACTATCAGAAGGAAAGAGATAAGGTTTCGGATAGCCAGTGGCAACAGAACTATAACTATCAGAAAGATAGAGATAAGGTTTCCGATGACAGATACAATACGGAATGGAATTATCAGAAAGAGCGTGACCTTGTTTCCGACAAACAAAATGAGCAGAGCCTTGCATATCAGTATGCTATGAACGGATACACAAAGGATGCCAACGGCAATTGGAAGTATACGGGAACAAATGCCGATAAACAGTTTGATCAGGAACTTGCATATAAGTATTCAACATCCGGCTATGAATACAATTCCAAAACAGGCAAATGGGAATACACAGGGGTTGGAGTTGAGCCTGTCGATAACACCAAGTATACATATAAAAATGTTACAGATTTTCTTGATAGCAAAGGCAAGGATTATAGTCATATTCAGACAGAGGAATATTGGAACAAGCACAAGAAAACTTCAAAGTATTCTTCGTATACTGAATATCTTAAAAACGCACTTGAGTATTATGGTTGAGGTGATTTAATGTCAATAACAAGTGATTTTGATGAATTTGTTTCAAAAAGGTCGTCAAAAACTTCATCTTCAAAGAAAAAATCTAACTCTTCATTTGAGGGGTTTGTTGAAAACAACCCCAATTATGTGAAGAAAAACTATCCCCAAAAGTCATATAGCAAAACAGTAACTCAAAACCCATCCCTTGCAACACAGTACGCTAATTCAAAGTCAAATAAAACATATGTTAACGGCAAGTCCACAACACAGAGCGTTAAATATAAGTCGTCTGCCGAAAGCAGATTCAATTCAACATCATCGGTTGCAAAGAACACTCCCTATAAAGACGGATACAATTCAATAAAAGCAATTGAAATCTCATCACAGGATATTGATGCCAACCCTGATTGGAACGCTATATCGCAGATTAATAATGACCCTATCAAGAGAAGCAGTTACATGAAGGAGCATAACATCAGCTCACAGACCTCAAAGAAACTTGAAAGTCAGTACAGGCAGATGGAGTCCGATTCAATGTATGAGCAGAAATACAATGATACCGATGATAACACAAAGGCTCTGCTTGACACTTTCAACGACAAATACAACGGTAAAATGGATGGCTCTCACAAGGCGGCAAAAGAAGCGGAGCAGAGCCTTATCAACAAGGGATACTCCAAAGAGGATGTTCAGATTCTCGCTGATATGAGGTCAAAGAATCTGCGTGAGCAGAAGTACGAAACCAACGAAAATGTAATTGCGTATCAAAATCTCACAGAAGAAGACAAAAGAAACCTTGAGATAATTCGCAACGATAGAGAAGAAAATTCCTGGATGAGCAATGCTTTCAAATTGTATAACAATTATGATGCTTATCAAGGTTCAAGCAAGTCATCCGAAGACGAATGGAACGAGTATCAGCAAGGCGTAATTAACAACAAGTTTGATACTTCATCTGCATCGGCAAGAGCGAGAGCGGAGTTAAAATCCAAAGGTTACACAGACGAAAATATTGACGCTTTTAATATACTTTATTCAAGGGAGCAGAACGTAAAGTTTAATAACGAGGTTCTTAGACCTGCATATGAGGAGTCTGTGGCAGATAGTCCGTTCTTGTCACAAGTTGCGAGCGTTGGGGCAGGAATAACCAACACTCCCGCTACAATTATCGGAATGATTCAGGAGCTGTCAAACAAAGACCTTTATGACGATATGGGTTTGACCGCTGACCCGAACAATAGATATACGCAGTTCGGTGCGATGAAATCCGATATAAGGAGTACAACCGCAGAGCAATATAATATGTCTGAAACAGAGAACAAGATATATAACGGATTAATGTCAACACTTGATACTATCGCTCTTATGGGCGTTTCAAAGTTCTATTCTCCTGCTGTCATAGACTTGTCTGCTGTAAAAGAATCCGGGTCGGTGGCAAGTTCTTTAGCATCAAAGTTTCCGAACACATATCCAAGAGTTGCAAGAGTGCTTGAAAAGGTTGGTCTTAACAAAATTGCTCCGATAAGCGGTTCTATATTCGGCGTTAACGCCGCATCCGATGTTATGAGAGACCCATCGCAGTCTGACACTCTTAAAACAATTGCAACCGCAACAACGGCGGCAATATTTGAGGGATTGTGGGAGTCTGTTTCAATCGGAAACCTTAATGTGTTTGACGAAAAGCAAGTATACTCAATCAAAGATGCATTGGTTGAAGTTCTTATTAAGCAAGGCATTCCCAATATGTCTGAAGAAGCAATAACAGAGGCATCAAACATTATTGCTGACGCGTTAATTAACGGAAACAATAGTGATTGGTATCAGAAGAAGATTGAATATCTTAAGGCAGGAATGTCGGATGAGGATGCCGCAAAGAACGCAATTATGGATAGTGCGTGGCAGACTGTCGAAGCCGGAGTAGGCGGATATATTCAGGGTGTTCTTCTCGGTGGAGTCGGTCAAGGAATAAATGTTGCGAAAAATACCATTTCCGATTATTCCCGTGGCAAAGATATTATCAAGAACGACCAGGTTAAGGCGGTTATTGATAACGCCAAATCACAAGGAAGCAAATCAACCCAAAGCCTTGCTGATGAATATCTGAAAGGCAAAATAAATATCGGAAGAATTCAGCGACAGACTGCACAGGATATTATTGAATCAGCCAAAAGCGAAGCACCATCATCAGAAACTCTTGCAAATCAGATTGCTTCCGACAAGTTGAATAACAATAAAAAGGTTGACGACAGTTATATCAGAAGAGTTTCAAAAATCGCAAATAAGTTTCTAAACGGAGACATTCTATCATCTTCAGAAGCAAAAATAATTGAAGACGATAAGTCTGTTTCTAAAATTGTTGAAGATTATGAAAACTCAAGATTTATGAACGCTCTTTCAGCAAACCTTAAAGTTAATGCAGTTATGAATCCGTACAGCAGATATCTTTCAGAAAGGAAAATTTCTGATATAGACCGTTTTAATCTGACAAATGCAGAACTCATAGATAACGGCAAGATAACTCATATCAACGCCGGCACCGGTGAGTTTAATGCAATAAAAGATAAAGACGGCTCGAAGTATATAAAACTTTCATCCGGAGCGGAAATTAAGTTGTCTGATGCAAAATTCTCCGATGCGGATGTTCAGCGACTTTATTCAAAAGCAAATGAAATGACCACTCCCCTCGCCAACCTCTATATAGATAATTATGACGGCCAGGATATCGGCGAATATGAGCAAGCTTTTAATGTTGTATCAGCGTGGGGAAAACTTGGCGGTAAAGCTGATAAGATAGCAAACATTTCAACAATGGATGCTTATAATTATTTCACCAAAGATGCCGCAGGAAAAATTCTCAAAGCAGGTCTTGATTCAAGAGAATTCAGAGCAGGTCTGACCGATCTTTCAACCAACATTCAAAAAAAAGAAAAATTAAGTTTTCAACTGAAAATAGTTGATGAGGTTGCCCAAAAAACAGGATTTGAAATTTTTCTTTTTGATACTCTCGGTGAAGACGGATTGTCAATATATAACGGTTCATATCAGAACGGCAACAGGATTCTTCTTTCGCTCGATTCAGACAGCGGTCTTCTCACAAGAACCGTTGCACATGAGCAGACACATTTTCTTCGCAAACATAATCATGCCGGTTATAACCGACTTGCCGTGAAGATTAAAGAAACTCTTCAGAAAAAAGGCGATGTCAACGGATTGCTCAAGAAGTTTGAATTACAGGGATATAAAGACGGTGACATTGACGAAGAATTAATCTGTGATGCGTTATTCTCTGTCTATGACCGTGATTTTATAAAAGACCTTGCAAAGAATGACCCTAAGGTTGCCGAAAGTCTCGGCGATACGCTTGACAATTGTATTACTGCTTACGAAAACTCAATCAAGTTATATGCGGAAAAAGACAGACTGACAAAGGAACTTCTTGAAGAGGTTGAAGACCTCAAGGAAATCAACGAAATATTCAAGGAAGAACTTGCCGTTGCAACACAGAAATGGGCAAAATCCGAGAAATCAGGCAAAGTCGGAGAAATCAAATTCAGCATTAAGCATACAAAAGAACTTTCGTATGAACAACAAATGGATGCTTACTTCGGAAATAAACTCAACCACGGTGACAGTGTTTATCTCGGAAACATTATTGAATCACCGGAAGCACTTAGACTTTCATCAGCACCTTTTGTGATGAATCAGTCGGATATAAAGAAATCCATGCAGAGAAAGCATGGAGTAAAAGAAAAAATTATTCGTAATTTGCCTAATGATATAAAAAAGTCTGTAATGTTCATAGACCGAGGTAAAGAACTTACAATAATAACCGACAATATGATGTTCGATACAAAAAATCAGCCATCTCTTATCATTGCAGGTGTTCACAAAGATGTTGATATGGACGGGCAAACGGTAAATCTGATAAAAAGCATATATCCTCTTGATAATTTGAAAGAGCGTATTCAAAGATTAGATTCTGATTTAATAATTACAAACAAAAACAGAGCCGATGAAATCTTAGCCGGTGTCGGAATCCAAACTTCCGAGCGTACTAAAATCATCGGTTCTGCGAATGTTATATTATCAGATTCCAAATCAAATGTCAACAAATTCTCCACAAAAGATTCAGAATACCTCTCTCTTGCAAAAAATCCCGAACAGAACGAAGCCGAGCTTCGGAAGATGGTTGATGAAGCGGCGAAGAATGCAGGATATTCAAACCTTATGTATCACGGTTCAAAATCATCCGACAATATTAATGTGTTCAGAGATTGGCAATATTTTACCGAAAACAAAGCTTATGCGGAAAGATATGCCGGCAAGAAGCTTTATGAATCATATGTCAAAATCAACAACCTCTTTGACACAAGAAACAAAGATGATTTAAAAATCTTCAATGAAGCCCGACAGGAATACGGTCTGAGCGAAGTCGGTCAGAGAGGTCTTCCTGATTGGACTGATGGTTATGATTTATCTGAATTTATTGATGAAAACGAACTTGATTATGATGCAATTGTTCTTGATGAAGGCGGCGATATGGTAAACGGCAAACCTGTTTACCGTGGTGATTCGTATGTCATAAGAAAATCAAATCAGATTAAATCCGCTGACCTTGTAACCTACGATGACAACGGCAATATCATTCCTCTTTCCGAAAGATTCAATGAGAATGACGATGATATAAGGTTTTCATTCAAAGGAGAAAACTCTGCACTCACGGAAAGGGATAAAAACAATCTCTCTATTGCCAAAGAAATGTCTGAACGAGGAGAT